TCAGCGTCATCAGGTACATCAGCCCATGCGGGAGTTATAGCCATAACCAAGAACATAACGAGAAACAGAACATTTCTCATTTTTGGTTCCTTGCTATTAAAAGAATTTACTTGTTATTTATTATATCGGTTGACATCGTAACCACTTTATAATATAATTCAATTGTATTGAATAAATAACCATATTCGTTGAGACGAAGTAATAGGTTGGCGGACGAGGGTGCGAATCCCTCCTGCTCCACCAAAAGCACATCACAGGCGAGAGAATCACAAGGTTGATTGGTCTGGGAACTTGGTACCACTCCCTCTTGTTCCTTTATGGTGTGTTTCTGATGGGGCAGATATAGATTCGACGGTGACTGAAAGGCTTCGTGGAGAATCGTCAAGGCAGAAGACGTTAGGATTGGGGGTTCCTGGTCGAAGAAGCAAACTAAAGTAAACGCAAACGATGAAGTTTACAACATCGCTGCCTGATCATAGGTAAGCGGAGCTCTGGGGACGCTTGGCAACAGAAGTCCCCTTCATTTTTGAGAGGCAACCCATATGCGGTTTATAATATCACTCCTAGCAGTACTGTTAGTACCTGTATCTAATGCAGAAGTTCAACCTTATGAAGTAGAATTACCAATGATTTGTGGCGATTCTACTAATCTTGTTAAGGGGTTGCGAGAAAAGTATGGTGAAGAAATTATAATGATGTCTGAGGGAGTTAATTCTATAGGTGATCAATTGTATCATTCTCTGTGGATTAATCCTGACAGTCAAACATGGACGTTCGTAGTTGTCAATAAACAAAAAGAAACTTTATGCGTTATGGCATCGGGAGATAATTTTACTTTCTTTTTTCCAGGAAATAGTATATAATTGTTCTTTTGATGGAGATTTAAATGTTGAAAATCGATTCACCATCACAGTTCAATCAGAAAGTGATTAATACTGTGAAAGAAAATGGTATCGGATTTATGGATGCCATTATCTTGATTTGTGAAAAGGAAGGAATGGAAATAGAAGTTGCAGCTAAAATGTGTGACAGATATGTGAAAGAGAAACTTGAGAATGAAGCTCGTGATTTGAACTTCCTCCCAAGAACATCAAAGTTACCGATTTGATGGATCAGTTTGAAACCTACAAACTTTATTTGGCACTAAAAAACCATTTTGAAAAAGATGATTATGATTTTTTCAAATACAATGGTAATGTTCGTGTCAATATGGATTCTTTCTTAAAGCGGAAAGATCGGTTTCAGTTCAATAAGTTAGCGAAAGTCGCTGGCAAAGATGCGTTGAATTATATGGTCGCCAACTTCAGTCGGCATGACAAGGTCTGGGTTGGTGATCTGATTAATGATACCGCAAAAAGCACATATACTGATTGGATGCGTGTGACGCAGTCTCAGTCCTACATCTTTGAGCAGGAGCTGAGTCCAATCTTGAAAGATATTGATTCTGAGTGTGAAGTGAAAGAAGGGCAACACCCAAAACTTTTAATTCGTCATTACCAGAATCAGGTGTCTTTAGAAACGCTGATAATACTAAATAGAATATGTGGGTTTCGGGAAAATTGGAATACTACTATTTCAGAAAAAATCCTGTGGCCAAATACTGAACGAAGAATGCGAAAGTATGAACCGTTCGTTAATTATGATATAAAAAAATACAAAAAAATTATACAAGAAATACTTGCTTTTTAAATTTGAAGCAGTATAATAGAAGTCTACATTATGAATATTTTGAATAAGCAGTTAATACAAAGCAATACGGAGAACATATATGTCTTTATCCTCCCTAAAACAGAACCGCAACAAGCTGTTCGAAAAACTCGCCTCTGAGGCAACCGCTGGCGATCGCCAACAAACTCAATCTTCTGACCCATACAACGATGATCGTTATTGGAAACCTGAAGTTGATAAGTCAGGTAATGGCTCAGCAATCATTCGTTTCCTACCTGCTCCCGAAGGCGAAGACATGCCTTGGGCACAAGTATGGTCGCATGGATTCAAAGGTCCAGGTGGTTGGTACATTGAAAACTCTTTGACCACTATCGGGCAACAGGATCCAGTTTCAGAGTATAACTCTACACTCTGGAATAATGGTACGGATGCTGGTAAAGAACAGGCTCGTGATCAAAAGCGTCGCCTCTCTTACTACTCTAACATTTATGTCATCAAAGATGACGCCAATCCTAGTAACGAAGGAAAGGTTTTCTTGTTCCGCTATGGTAAGAAGATCTTCGACAAGCTCAAGGATGTAATGAATCCAGAGTTTGAAGATGATGAGCGTTTCAATCCTTTTGACTTCTGGGAAGGTGCAAACTTCCGTCTGCGTATTCGTAACGTAGATGGCTATCGTAACTACGACAAGTCTTCATTTGATTCTCCCACTGTATTCATGGAAGATGAAGATGAGCTTGAAACTCTCTGGAAGCAACAATACTCTCTTGCTGAGTTGGTTGATGAGAAGAACTTTAAGTCGTATGATGAATTGAAAGCCAAGCTGAATCGTGCTTTGGGTCTTGATGATTCATATACTCCTTCTGCTCCACAGCAAGCTGCGGCTGTAGCTCCAGCTACTCAAACTCGTACGATTGAAGAGGACGTGGTCAAGGATGACCCACCATTCGATCCAGATCCAGCTCCATCAACTTCTAATGATGATGAAGATGGTCTGTCTTACTTCGAGAAGTTGGCTCAACAGAGTTAAGCACCAATAAATGCCATCTCCGATGAACCATACCGATCTAGTGTCGAGTCTTGGTTCTTCGGAGTTGGTTGTTGTGAACCCATATTATTATTCGTGACGTTGTTATTGACTTGCGGTGCGTTAACAACATTGTTGCCACCGCCAGTCTGCGTTCTTTCAGTATCAGCGAGTGCTGATTGTGTCCCGACCATTTCTGCTGTTCTTTGTACTGGAGGCTGTGGTTTGATGTCTGCCTGTTGAGATCGTACACTGAAAGTTCCGTCATCATTTTCAATTACATTTCGTCTAGATCCTGTGTCCTGAAATGCGACATTTTCAGCCATTTTTCTAACTTTATATTTTTTACCAGATTCTTCTGTATCCTCTGGTCTGTTAACATAACGATCTTCAGCTTCAAATCTTTCTGCAACCAATTCATTAAATGCTTCATCTTCGCTGGTAAACATAGAATTCGCTGCACGTTCTTTGGCCATTTGTCGCAGTTCAGAATCGGTGGTCAATTCAGTTACGCCAGAACCACCAGAACCTGTTTGTTCTTGTTGCTCTGTTTCTGCCCCACCAGTAGCACCTCCGACATCAGGTAAGATTGATAATAGTGCGCTCTTAACCACACCACCAATCATACCATCAGGTTCCCAAGCAGAAACAGCTTCCGCTAATGCTTTCAATGGATTTGTTAATTCTGGAATTTCGAAGTTAGGAAGCATTTCTTTCAATCCTTCCATCGTAGGCAATTTAAAACCCAGAACTTCATTAGTATCAGGATTGTAAATAAATCTACCAATATCTGTAAAAATCTTTTTTGCTTCTTCCCATCCACCAGCAAACATTGAACTGATTGAATCAAATCCATCAGAAATAGTTTCTTGACTAATTAACCCAAATGTTAATCCAGAGAGCGTACCAGCGAAACCTTGTTTTACTGCTTCACCGATTTTTCCTGATTTCTTATATTCTTCTACACCAGCAGTCACACCATCGAACAACCCCATGATTCCTGTTACTGCTAAACCGATTCCTGGGAGGAATTTAGCTGCTCTTCCTGCCCCCCTAATCGCACCACCTATGCCGCCTGTTCTTCCTCTATTTCTACCAGTTTCGGATCCACCAATATCTGGTGCAGCTCTTCTGCCAAGTATTGGTGCCAAAAGACCAGTTAATCCAGATGTTAATCCCTTGATCATTTTACCTATAAACGAATCTTTTAAGAACGCAACTAATCCAGTAATACCAGCAGAAACTCCACCAAGAATAGTTTGTAGATCTAAACCAGATTCTTTATTTTCTTCTTGAACGGCAATACTATCTTCTTGTAAACGTTGAGCTTCACGCTGAGTTTCTAGATCCTTAAACTCAGATGCTGTTGCCTGATTAACCAATGATTCAGTGTTTTGAATGTTTTCATCTTGATTATTGCTAATGTTTTGAAGAGCGTTATTATTGCCGAGTAATGCTTCTGTAGTTTTTGCTTGTTCACTAGAGAGAGTATCAAGTTTAGTATTAAGTGATTCTGTATTGTCAGAAGTTTCTTCAGTGTTAACTTCAGTAGCTTCCTCTGGAGAACCACCACCAAGTAAAGAAGAAGTCAGATCACCAACGACACCACCGATAGTTCCGAGAATAGGAGCTTCCTGTGTAAGAATGCTCCCCGCAGCTTGAAAAAAGTTTTTAGGATTTAAAGTATCCTTAACATTATCGATTACACCACTGAGTTTCTGCCCTGTCACTTCAGCGACAGCTGTAGGTACTCTTTGTGCGACTTCTACTAAATTTGCCATCAGCGATTAAGCTCTCTCTTGCGTCGTTCTTTTTCTTCTTCAAGATGCTTAGCGAGCATCGTGATATAAATTTCCCTTTCCCAAGGCATCATAGTATTTAACTCTTCTAGAGAATAATTATGATGCTGCATCATTAAAAAGTTTATAGTATAATGATTCGCTAATGTTTCATGACCAAGGATTATACGAAAAAATTTGCCAGTCCTCGCAACTCGAGGTCTTCATATTCGCCACATTCTTTACACTTATATCTAGTTTTGTAAACTAATGCAGGTAATCCTGCATAAAATTGTTGTATTTTTTCAAACGCACTATTATTCAACGAATCTAAAAATTCTTTCAGTTCTTCTTTACTGTGGTCAGAAGATTCATATACATTGTCAGCATCCCAGATATTTTCTATCGAATCAGCGACCAATTCAAAGAATTTATCAATATCATTGCCACCAATCTTTTCTAATTCTTGCATCATCGCAAAGTCAGGATACTTTAACGTCAAACCAATATCGTTGCCCAAGTCAATTTTATTAGTATGGTTTTCATCTTTCACAACTTCAACATGCTCAAGATTAATATTAACAGGCATTTGATACTTACAATCGCTGTTTTTATGACTAGCGAGAATGCGAACTTTGTCGCCAACTGACTTTGATCTTAATTGAACAAAGAAATATTCAATATCAATTGTTGGCATTTTCTCAATATCAATGTCAGCAACTGCACAATTATTGATGACTTGTTTCAGTGCCTCGACCATATCTGCTGGGTCATCACTCTCGCCAGCCATC